TGCGTGCATCTGAGCTAATAAACCATCACCCTTGATGATATCTTGTCCTTTTTCATCTTGTAAGAAACAACGACCTGTTGCACTCATAGTTGAAACACCATAGATAAGTTCCATCTCTTTGTTGTAATGGTATCTCTCCATTGCATCAAGGAATAACTTATCAGTCACATAATTCTGCTTTACAGATTTGCCATTATGCTGAACCGTGTCTTCAATAAGGAACTTAGTAGCAGCAGCATCAGCAGACCAAGAATAATCATAACGTACTTTTGTCAAGTAGTTAATGTGCTTTTCGGCAGCAGCAGCTCCACTAATGTAACCTTTATCAGAAAGCTCAGGATAAGCATTACCTGCCAAACCAGTTTCTTTACCCGGCTGTAAAAAGTTAGTATCAACAGCAGCATTTGGGTTATTCGTATTCATTTTTACATGATACTCATAAGCATTTTGCTTAATGAAAGCTCCTTGACTTACCACATAAAGCATCGTTCCATCAACTAGCTTTATAATATCACGAGGATTGTAAAAAGCATTCTCAAAAGCAACGATGAAAGGAAGACCTTTCGCTCCGTATGCTGTATCTACAGGAATTAAACCTCCTGTATGACGGGGTACAAAGTGTACTTTAGGCACTTGATGGCCCTTTAAGTTCCAAGAGTACTGTCGCTCATTAATACCTACGAAATTATCGCTCTTTGCGTTAATATCATACACTTCACCCAATCCTTCTGTAAAGAAAGAAAGAGAGTTCTGAGGAAATAAACGAATAGTTTTAGCTGCCATATTTGGAGCCATAGTAAACGTTTTAGTCAACTCAGGAATAGTAGCCATTGCTTTACTATTCAAAACGTTTGGATTCAATCTCGATATAATTTTCATCACTATATTTTTTAAATTAATACTAGAAACTATTAGCGATATTCGGGTCGAAGTTAGTTTTAGTATCTCTTTGGACATTACTACTTTGTAAATCCATAGGGTCTGAAAACAATTTATCAACCAGTTTTTTATTTCGCCTGTTCGTGTCCGTGGAAGTCTTCGCAGACATCAAGTCCTTCATGTGTAATAATCCAAGAGTCGCCATAATCACTCCATCATTGCTTTGCAAAGCTTTGTCAAGATAGGTCATTCCTGTATCATCACGCTGAGTTATTGCCAAGAACACATTCTTCTTTATTTTGTCAGTCATAGGAACACCGTAAACATCAGCTGTATTTTCTAAAATGCTTCCTACTTCCTTGACGTTATTATCATATTCTGTTTTAGCTTGTCGCTCGTTTTGCTGTGATATATTCGCTTCTTGTGTTTTAATATTAGAGCGAACAGTCTTAGCCATTTTTTCGAGCATTCCTTTATCTTTATAATCCGCAACCAATTCTTTTATTTCATCATCAGTCATATCAGCATATTGCTGTTTTAATTGATTAGAAATAATTAATTCATCAGTCATTCCATCCGGTGTACTTGCAACACTACGTACATAGTCTTGCAGAGTTTTACCATTTTTCTTTGCTTCTATAAAATCTTTCACCTCTTTATCCTCAAGGATTTTAGCAACTTGCGCAAACTCATTTAATTGAGATTGAGCGTTTCCTGCTACTTTGTCGAATAAATCAGCTACTATTTCTGCTTCTTGTTCACGAGACATGTCTTCAGGCAATGCACCTACATTAAGACCTAGTTCGTGTTTAGTATTTAAATAATCAACAACATTAGAAAATTCACCATCAGCACCCGCTTCAGGTCCTTCGCCACCACCATCTCCTTCACCATCTTTAGTTCCATCTCCCTTTCCACTAGCACCATCTTCTCCAGTTCCTTCACCTAAATCTGTTATAGGTAAATCATTAGAACCCAAAGGTACTTCAGATGCAGGTGTTTCTGTAGGAATACTAGACTCTCCCCCTTCAGCAGGAGTTGGTTCGCCACCTTGAATTTTAGCCAATAATCCAGCCTCATCATTTATCAAATCTGCTGATTCAGTTGTTGTTGTTTGTTCGTTTGTAACTTCCATATTATTAGATTTTAATTTTTAATTTCTCTTTTTCCCTGTATAGATTTCTTAGCATCAGCAGATGATTGCTTACTAACTAAAGCGTTAGAAGAAGTTAATTCTGCTTGCTCAAGCATAACACGTTGCTTATCCAATTAATTTCCTGTCTATCTTTGGAGGCTTCTTGTTCTAGCTTTCGCTCGTCTAAGTTAGCACTTTTTACTATATCTTCAGCTTCTGCATACAATTTACGTATCTCAGCTTGAAGTTTTTCGATTTCAGCTTGTCCTTTAGCTTGCAGTAATTGTTGTTCTAATTGATTTGCTTGAGCTTCTTTCTCAGCCATTTCTTTTTTCTTCCTGTCCATTCCGACACTAATCTGAGCTTGAATATCCTTCAGATTAGATTTACGGAATAGCGGTAATATATCATCAAATTCGAGCATCCCTTGTTGAGATAATTGAAAAGCAAAAGCTTTCATATCAGCTATTGCTTTGGCATCACTATTACCTCCCTCTACATAAACACCGGTACTGCTCACAGAGTATTCAGGATTCCACGTAAATATCTGTTGCAAATATTGGTCAGATATATACGAAGATGTATATCCATTTTTCCACGCAACCTTACAAGCATCTAGAATATCTTCTAAACCTTGCCTGACAAATTCATCATGTTCCGCAAATATCGGTTCAGTAGTTAATGCGGATTGCAATATTGCATTTTCACTAACTCCTTTTCCATCTCTTTGAGACATTGCTCCTAATCGCTGACGATTAACACCAATAATACGACCTGCTAATTCTTCTATGTGAGTAATCATTGCCAATATAGCTTCTAAGCCCGGTCCTAATGTATCATCATAAGTTCCGAATTGGTTAAATGATTTATCAACTCCTTCTTGGGAGCGGTCAATCCAAGCAGTACCTAATTTTTTGTAGTATAACCACATTTTTAGATTCTCTTTGAAATCACCGGCTCCAAAATCAGGGATTTGGGATGCATCCATTACCATGCCCCTGACGCCAGAAATCGCTATCAAGTTCTCTTTGTGATAATGAAGTACATTATATAAATTTTGTAAGTCCTCGGTCTCCTTAATAAGAGAGTAAGGTTTTATCTTACCATTGTAAGTTGGACCATTAAAGGTCAAGTAAACTTTAGAAGGTTGAGATGTTTTTCTAGTAGCATACTTTAATCTACCAATATCGAAATAAATATCATCACCAACGCGCATTCCTTGCCATAAATCTTCAACGTATCTCTTTCTTAAATTCTTTTTACTATCTCCTTTTAATGTATGTAATTTATCTTCAGGAATATACTTAATGAAAGGAGCATCAGAAGCATATTTATTAGGATTCTCTACATAATAAACTGTACGAATAGATTTCCATTCTACATTATATACTGTAAGCATTCCCAAATCAGAAGCATATCCATTATGAATATCTTCTGTATTTTCAACCATTTCATTTAATTGAGATTCGCTATTAACTTTATAACTATCTCTATAATACATATCAATCCAATCCTCTATCTTAAGTCTATCTTCAGCAGTCATTCTTTCGCCATAAGCATCTAGAACTTGGGTTGGAGACATTTGTACTGGATAGACTGCCCAATCACAATTCTTAATTAGTCTTTCGTTATTATTCGCAAAATTTAAATTACCCGGTCTTATTGGAGTATATATAGGGTCTTCACCAATACGATTAATGTGGACTCTGTAACACTCTTTACCTGTAATTATTCTATCAATAAAATTTTCTTTAACTAATCTTTTGTAATTATGAGCAGATATGTAATACTTTAAAGCATGGTGGGAAGCAATCTCTGTTTCTGTTTGGAAATCTTCTTTATAATATTTTTCTAGAGAATTCATTTCAACATCTATAGATGCACCGCTCTTAATAGCTTGAGCTATTGAATCTAGTAATCCCATTGACATCTTCTCTAATTTGGCATTAACCGAATCTGTATCTTCTGCTCTTACTTGAAAATTAAAAGCTCTTTCCTCAAACTCTCCCTCTAAAACATTAAGTAGAGGTCTGACTAATGGTATATGTTTTATTTTGCCGGCAGGAAACTCTACACCATACATTTCTGTAATGTGTTTATAATCATCGTTATTGTAAACACCATTATAGATATCATAATAATGACTTTCCTTTTCATCTAATTGAGGATTGCTTATAGATATATACCAATCAATATTACGAATACCCCATTCTCTATCCTTTTGGGATTCGGGAATATTCTGTTTAGGTCTATATCCTGCGGAATAATTATTACCATCTACAAGTTCTGCCATAATAAAAATATTTACATCTTACAAAATTAATTATAAATTATAATATAACCTAATTGAATATCATAACACCATTCGCATCTCTTGCAAATTTAGGAAAACTTCTCTGACTTTTCTTACTATCACGTACTTCTATTTCATACATATCATCATCTGCAAGGATAGCTAATCCTGCTGCCATCGTTTCATCAAATTTACTTGAGCCGAATCTAAAACTCATAGCTTCAAGTATTTGAGATGGAAAATACATTTGGTCAACGTATTCATCTATATATTCACTATACCTATTAATCATGTGTTGTTTTACTTGAACAGGCATAGTTACTCCATATATATTAGTAGATTGAGACCTCTGTATTTTTACTTGGTCAAGTTTAGGTTTAGGATATAACAAATGAGATAGCTTATTTGTTATATAATGTTGAGCGATACCAATTTTAGTGTGCTCATATAACATCTGTGTACCATAATACATATTTAGTTTGACTGTCATCCAGTAAAACTTTGAAGCATTAGGAGTACGTATTGTAATCTTAGCAGCAAACATTCTGCCTGTTTCAGAAACTTTCCAAAATCTTTTAAAAATAAACATTGAGCCTTTAGATTTCGCAGCTCTTTCATCTGATTCTCCCTCAGCAACAGCATCATAGGAGTCACATCCTGAAGTATATAAACCTTTCATAGGTTTGCCATCTTTACCAAGAACAGGATGTTCAAGTATTTCGAAAGGGCCTTTAGGGTTTAACACTTTCTTCACACCTATAATCTTAGAACCCTCTCTGACAAATTCTAAATCACATTTATCTACCATTGCTGATAACTTCTTAGACCTTTTGATTTCAGCATATCTACCTTCAAGTTTATGCACATCGAATATAGAAATTCCAGAAATCATAAAAGCTTCGTGTGGGTCGTAAGGAAATTCTTGTAGTTCCTGTTGATAAGCTGATATATTATTCTTTTTACTTTCTCTACGTTTATCTAAGAAGTCCTTAGCAGATTGAACATCAGACTCTCCAGTTTTTTCATACATTCCTCCAAACTTTCTATAAGCAGGAACAAACTTACCTTTTGTTTCTCCATCCCATTCAAAAGCACGTAAATTAAACGACTTAGGAGAATCAAACATTATTTTAAAGTCTTCACTACCGCCTTGCTTCATTTGACCACCAGTACCAATAAGAATTGGGAACGAAGTAAAAACACTACCTCTCCACCATGATGCTTCAGTTTGGTTATAGCAATCTATAAGTTTAGCAGCTCCACTCCAAGAACCGGACTCTTCAAACACATGAATATTAGGACGAGTACCACGAGTTTTACCAGCATCATTATCATATACTACTCTGTGTATTTTAGAACGGAATCCTATAATTTTTTCTTTTCCAGTATCAGGATTTCTCCATTTGATACCGCTTTCTATATAATCTTTAGTATCAGAAATAAAGTTTGGACGAATTTCATCTGGTACAGAGTTAAGTCCTAACTTAACTTTAAACCAAAGTTCCTTCGCGAAGAAATCTGTTGAAGCTGATATTATTATTTCTGATGCCTCGTAGAAAATGAACTCATGTTCAGACACGGAAGAGATGTTGTAACTATTGTGTGTTACTGTACCATCTTTAAGTAGGAATAATTTATTCTTATCAGTAGTTATGCTAACATACTCTCCAACACCAATAGATTCTATTTTGAATCCAGTATTCCTATGGTTTTTAACTTGCTTTCTAACGATAGCTTTCTTTCGCTCTACTTTTGTTGGAATAATTTCAGTATCTCCACTAATAGTAATCCTAGCAACTTTGCATCTATAAGTAGGCTTCCCTTCACGTTTTAGTGTAGCTATTTTTGTAGTATAATTAACATAGAAATCTAAACTTCTAGCCAAATAAACTATTTGCTTTCCTAATTCTAAATCTTTCTGAATTATTTCAAAAGTATTCTTAGAACCAGTTTCTAAATATCCATCAGTATCAAGAAGTCCTGCAAGTAATTGCATTCTACTTTCCCTATCAGATATAAGATATTTTTTAGGTATATGTTTGTTATTAATTAAATCAAGACTTCTTAAATCATTAAGGTATTCATTAGTTCCTTTTCCAACTCCACTAACTATGCTATTTAAAAGCTTATACCTTGATAATGAATGTCCTATTGAATTAGCATAATCTTCCAAATATTCTATTATCTCAGATTCAGGATTAGTAATGTTACCATTATTTTTATTACCATCACCAAGCCATAATCCTAATAAGTATGGAGGAATCTCAGGAGATTCAAGTTTAGGAAAGTTATCTCCCCATCCTCTACGATATAATACTAAATGGTCTTTAATATTATCACTTGTTTTAATATAATCTTCAACAGATATATTAATGTAAGATTTAGCTTTCCATCCGTGAACCTTGCTATTATGAGAATGGTTGTAATATAGAGCTAACATGTGTCTTCCGTTGACAGTATGAGATTCTCCTTTGTTAGGAATAATCTTATACATATCGTAAGACCCACGAGTAACTGCTGTAACATTTCTATCACAACTATCATCACCCATTAATTTATCTCCAACTACTATTTCATCAGCTCTTTTTACGTTTCCATAGTATGTAATCAGTTCAGTATCAGGGCTTATACTCTTACCCATTCCACGACCTGTTACCATAATGAATCCTTCTCCTGCTTCTCTGGCTGCTTTCATCTCCTTAAATAAGTCCATATCTTCAAGAGAGAAGTATGGATTACCTATAAAAGGTTTATTCAAGTGATTAAGCATATTAATCTTCTTGAAATTGAGATGATAATAATAGTTCCCCGGAACAGAATAACCACCATCACTCCATCCATTGATACATCTACCAATCTGTTCTCTCCACCATTGTTGATAGTCTAGACTATCGGGATGAAAATTAGGAACGAATCTACCCTCGAAGAAACTCAAGGGTAGAATACATTGTTCCTGATTATATATAGTTATCTTCGGTTTATCCATATTTAATCTTCTTTTTTAAAATCTCCATCAGCATCACAATGGAATGGTGGATAACCACGTTTCCTTATGCTCCAATGCCTTAGCGGTCTGTTAATTGCAACTATTATAACCTGTGAAGGAATAGCAAGAATCATAAATATTAAAAACCAATAACCAATGAACTTCCAAAATCCTCCACTAGTACTATCAATCAATATTTGTTGAATCAATTCCATATATTATCTATTAACTACTTCATTCATTATGCTTAAGATATTTAAATAAGCAGCACCATCAATTAGATTATCATCTTTATGCATATTGCCTTCTCTTGCCATTTTTAAAGCTACAAGTACAATTGCAATATCCTCAACATCTAATTTTTTTCCTTTTCTACGAAGAAGAACATTAGAGACAGCAGCTATGGCTTCGAAGTTTTCAACAACGTCCCCATAAGCCTTGGCTCTATCTCCATTAAGTAATTCTTTTGCAGTTTCTAATATTTTAGTTTCCATATTAAAATTAGATTAAAGAATATACCAATCTTCAGCAAGAATAGCACTAATGCTTGGAGTCCAATTATCTACAGTTCCATCTATTCTTCCATCTTGATTAACAACAGCTATTTGATTGTTGTATTTCAAAGTAGTGTTATATTTTAACATTAAATCCTTACCATCTTGAGGTACGCTTTGCATTTTTGGAATAACATCTAATCCAATTTCAGCAGGTATTTGTTTGAATAAAAACATTGGTAAAGCTTGAACTACTCTTTTAGCATTCCAATGTTTTCTTGCTACAAGTTTCCCATCTTTTAAAGCTTCAATAGCTTCACCAAAATTTAATGCAATCTCAATCTTTGTTCCTGATAATCTTCCATCTAAGATATTACTATATCGAATCATAGCTCTACGCTGATATGATAATACATTAACTTCTGATTCAGGAACTTCATTTCGCTCAAGAGCTACTGTCAGCTTATGAATATTCTCATTAAGCTCATTTTGTTCTATTGTAACTCTTTCAACCCAATTGCTTGATGGCTTATAAGCATTAACAAATACTTCCAAAGGCGACCAACTAATATAGTTATCATGTCTATGGTCATTAGCTTTACCTCCATCAATATACTCAACTAACATTCCTTCATCAGCACCATT